AGAAGGAGCCATATACCTTTGAGCTGCAATACCAGCAAAGCCAGAAACTGTGCCTTTATTAAAAGCTCCAACCATAAGCATAGATGGTTTTCCGCCATTAGCGTAAGCGGATTGCATAACAGCTTTCACCATTGGCTCAGTCATAGCTCTCTGAGTACCGTCAGTTCTAGCTGCCGTTCCGTTTGCTCCGACTGGATTTGCTCCATTTACTCCACCGCCTGTTGATAAAGAAACATTCGCAGCAACCCAGGCACCTAGACCAGCAGTTTGCCGTGGTGTGTTTGGTGCTCCACCAATAGCAGCAGCGTTGTTAAGAAGCAAAACCGATTCTATGTCTCTTTTTAATTCACGTCCACGGTGTGCAAGTTGATAACTTAGCTCATTCGCCCGGCCCGCCTTGTCTTGGAACTCTAAGTTGTCAGCCACGATGACTGTACGTCTAAGAATCTGCGAGTAATTTCCAATACGAGTTGTGGCTGGAGTAGCGTCAAAAGTCGTTACGTCATCGCCGTCAATTCTCGCTGTGGTTACTACTGCACCAAGTGCATCAGTTTGCCAATCGAAACGTGTATTTGATACCTTTGTGCTGCCAATATTTGACATAAATGGGGTATCCTCTGGAGAAATCATAGCAATAGTATTCGCTAGACTCTCCCTAATTCCAGCCGCGTTAAACGACGTGAATGTATTTGCAATTATAGCCATTTTTTATTCCTTTATAATTTTAAGTTTTTAATCATTTCAGCCGCGTCTGAAACACGACCGCTTTGCTGTAAACGCTGTTGCGCTCGTTTTAACTCAGTTTTAGGAATAGGCTGACTACCGCGAGATCCAGAACGTAAAGTTTTTACTTTTTGTTTCTTAGGCGTAGCTTTTGCCTCAGAAACTTTGTTAGCCCCTTGGTCGTATAACATGGCTTTTCTAGCCAACTTAACGAGTGAGGCATCTTGTAAGCTATTTATAGCAGATTCATCAAAACCTTCATTTAATAAAAAACTACGGAGTTCTGTTGACTCTTTTTGAGCTACAGTTGAATCACGCCATTGCGGAATTAGGTCGGGTAGTAACTCGCGCTGCCTATCTAAATATTGTGAATTTAAATATTCTACACGCTGAGACTCCAACTTTGCGACTCTTTCGTTTTCTTGTTTAATAGATTCCAATTGTTCTGCTTTTAGCTGTTTTTCTTTACGATAATTAGTTTCTGCTATTCTCGCTGATTTAGGGTCCATATTAAATAGAGTATCCCAATCTGGTTCTGGCTGTTCCTGTTTCAATTGTTCGGCCAAGACCGGTAACATTTGAAGATACTGAGCACGTTCCTCTGAAACCTTCTGGTATTCAGCGTCAAGAGATCTTTTCCTGTCAGCTAAAGCAGTGGTTTTTCGAGTATAATCCGAAGTTCGCAAATAACCTTTCCTCAATTCTTCAACCGTTTTCTCTTCCCCGTTTACCTCTAATTGCACTTGCAATAGTTTCTCCAGGTCATAAGAAGTGTCTTCTGAATCGTCTTCTTGGTCATCTTCTTCTTCAGATTCGGCTTCAAGTGTTTCTGAAACATCTTCTTCAGTCTCACTTTCCGCCATTTCGACTCCGTCTTGATCTTCTAAGACTTCATCTGGCGCATCAATTTGTTCAGCAGTATCCTCATCGGGTGCTATAAGTGAATTGATTGCTTGCGTAGCTTCTGCCATACCAATCCGCGTCGGGGTGTTGACTTCTGACATTGACTTCTTCTCCTATAATTTATTTAGTAAGTGGTTTACTAAGTGTTGCGTTGTCGATCCATGCGCGAAGTTTCTGTTTTACCATCTGTGTTCCGCGCATTTTCATAAAAATAGCCTCACGGCCACCTATATCTCCATCACTAGAAGAATTAAACATCTCCCAGTAGTCACCTTCAATCTCGCCTAAAAACCGCTGAAAATCAACATCGTCAAGCAATCTTTTAGCAAAATGACCGTCATCCACGATTTGCTGTGTAGTTTTAGTCATCAATAGCACCTTTTATTACTTCCGCTTGAGACTTTAAAACTTCTCGATCAATCGCCAAGTTACCCTTTATCTTCTCAACGTTAATTTGCGTGCCGTATTTAGCTTTTAATTCTTCAGTCTTCATTAGAATATCAGCCTCCAACTCGTCACGCTTTCTATCGTCTTCCATTACCATTTTTTCGCGTTGCAATTCTAGGTCAGCCATTTTCTTTTGAATATCAGCCTCAATGTCTTTAATCTGAACCTGTACAAGCATTTCATTAATATCCGGCTTTTCTTCTTCCTGTTGTGGCTGGAATTGCTGCGGATCGTTCCAGAATTGAGATGTATCCTTAAACCCAGATAGCTCTGTCATAGCTTTTAACGTGTTTGACAATTTATTAACATCAGTCAAAGGATTCTGAGCACCCATAGTTTGCATTGCCTCTTTCTGCATTTCACCAATCTGGCGTAACATCATCATACGCTCAGTATCTGTACCTCGACCCAGAGCTACGTTAACAGATACATCCATATTCGCATCCCAAACCCTGGGATCAATCGGCACAAACTCATTTCTAAGTTTAATCATTCGCTCCTGATCTTGGTGCGTCGTTATAAGATGTAATATTAATTTATATAAATCCTTCATACCAGTCTCAGCAAAAATACGCGCTATTAACTCAATGTGCTGCTGTGCAGCCGATACAGTAGCATTAACAGCGGAAGCTGTAGACGATTGCAAAGCGTCGGCATCTAAACCAGCCGCAGCTCTCGATATTCCAGTGCGAGATTGCTTAACGTCATCCATATAATTTAGCACTGGGAAAGCTTGCTGGCCAACAAATGGCATCGCTAAAGGTGTAACTTGCCCGGCAGCTCTCTGCCTAATAATTGCACCCATTTCAGTATTCATTACGTCTTCAATATTCGCCATTCCCTCAACAACAGCCATTCGAGGGTGAATAGACATCGCCAAACTATCTAACGTATTACGCAAAATCACCGATTTAATACGCTGAATATCGCCAACAATATCAAACATACTTAGCCCATAAAAATCATGTGGCTCTGGATCGGGACAAAACGATGCAAACGGAGCCGCAGAACACGGCTCATTCAATAATATTTTATTAGCATCCCCAGCAGTACAAATCTTACGCAATTCAGAAACGCCATCGCCATCAAAATCAATGCGTATGTAATTCTCAATGTATAAAACTTTTCTCATTGCGTCATCGTCACGCTGGCCAGTTGCATTTTGCAATGCCGGGTTCCTGGTGTATCTCTCCACATTGAAATCCATGTCATCTGTCGTGGATGACAACCCCACCATCTCCTCTTCTTCGTACCCCATCGCAACCAACTCAGACACAGTTACAATACGACGATGTGCAACATATTCCGCTGCATCAATAGACTTAGCACGCCTGTCAATTAAAAACTCCTCTGGGGGGATGCTTTCAATCTTAACCTTGCCATTAGAACTTTCACGCCTCACCGTAACATCGTAAAACATAGGCGGAGGAACAGAAACAGGCTGGCCCGTTTGAGGGTCAATCATCTCCTCCATTTCCTCAGAAACAGTGTAAGACTCCGTAATATCTACATCGCTATCAGGATCAGACATTAACGCACTCAACGCCATCTCATCCAAACCAGTCAATTTATCGGTACTAATTTTTGCGTCGTCGTCCCAATATGCCTTTATAACGCCAACTTTCCTAATCAACGCATCTTTGAAAGCACTGTACATTACTAAGAACCCCGGATTATCGCGATTTACAATGTAATTAGCGTAATCTGACGCTTGCTCCGCTGCCGCGACATCCTCTGGGCCATTAGGGGCATACTCAACAGTTTTATCTGAACTTGTGAAAATACGCATTAAACTTGGCAATATAGACTGAACAGTATCACGCACATCCATCGACACAACTTGCGACCGACCGTCCTCCTCATCGCCAAACGCCTCGCCCCGGTAATACTTAGTAGCAGTAGCACGGCTGGGCGAAACAGTATTGTCACTATAATCAACAGCGTCATCAATTTGGCCAGCGAGAATACCCTGCAACTCGTCCTCGGTCATCTCACCTTCAACCGCTATGTCGTCTTCGTCGCTATACTCCATCTAATTCTCCTGTTGAACAGATAATAATTTTATATACCAAAAATACAAATTTTAAACAACACCTTTTATATTACGCTTTAAAGGACGCGCCCACGCGCCCAAAGAAGACACACCGTAACGCATAGTTGTGTTATCGGTCGCCAAACACAGACACACCGCATCAGCTCTGTCAGGCGAGGCTATCTTTCGACGTTTCATGGCATCCTTCGACTCCACCTGGATCTTGCCACTCGATGTAAAGAAATAACGCGGCGCGACTAACTCCGCAAATAACAAATCATCATTGGGGAGCTGCACATCCATCCCGGCAAGCCACGCTTTCGTTTTAAACCACAGCTCGGCACGTAAATTCAAATACGTTTGCTTGCTCGACGACGCTTCCGACACATTCAAACCACGCGCAGGCAACTCCAACTCGCGCAACCGATCCAAAACACCAGCACCAAACCCATTACTGTCAACAATAATCTCCACGGGACGACGACTTGGCGACACCAAATCATATTCCGCCTTAACCGCACCCGTAAGCTGCATCAAATCCAAACCCCTCCACACAGTCAAAGGATGTATCAACGGACCCTGCCTCCGACATAAAACAGAGCTATCGCCACCCTTACGCGCTACATCCAAACCCCAAATCGCCGTAGTAGTCTCGGCAACCTCAACTTTATTCTGCATCGCGTGGTCAACAAAACTCACCGGAATAACCGTGTCCTCCTCAGATGGCGGAAAATTACCCAATACCCTAACGTGATACGCCGGGGAATCTTCGCCATACCTAATCTTCATGTCGTTAATAAAATCATCGCTAACGCGAGGCGATTCCATGCACGAAACATGCATCGTGGTCCAAAATTCCTTCAATCTGTGATGCGTGTCATAAAAAAACCCAGTGTTACGGGTGGGGTTTCCCGTCAACACAGTCGTTGCACTGTGGCCAGACATCGAACCAGACGCAGCCTCAAACACAGACTCAGGAATACCACTCGCCTCGTCAGCCATCAATAAAACATGGTCAGAGTGTACGCCAGCTAACGCCTCCGGCTGCTCCTGCCTCGATGTCCTACACGAAATAAACGTGCTCTCGTTCTTACCCTTCAACTCAATACGATCAGACTTGATCTCCAGTAACTCACTAAAGGGCGGCTTCAAATTTTTCGCAATCGTCTTCATCTCAGCAAATAACGCGTCAAACAACTGCGCAGAAGTCGGGGCAGTAATAACAGTCTTGGACGGGCTACGCATCAAAACATGCCACACAGCAGCCATAGCAGCACCAGTCGACTTGCCAACACCGTGGCCAGACCTTACAGAAATACGCCTAGTGTCCTTATTAGCAACCGCCTCCAAAAATTCAATTTGCCACGGGTCAGGCTCAACGCCAACAACCTCGCGAGCAAACCGAACCGGGTCATTCATGTAACGCTGCATCAATTTTACAAACGGGTTCTCGCGATAATTTTTTTCATTCATGACATTCTCCTAAAAAAATTTTCAAAGGGGTGGGGGGTGGTACGTCGGTACGTGTTGTGGACCTTCACATTTACACCCCACCGAAATAAAATAAGGGGGGGATAAAAGATAGATATATACCTAGATCGACCCGTTTGTCCGATAATACTTATTATGTTAACTAAATTATTAAGGTGATTATGTAACAATATCAATGACTTAGCCAATTTCTCCCCAATAATATGTTTATTTATAGGACACTTTGCCCAGTAATAGGTCAGCATTGTTGACTTATAATATGTAAGCAATGTTGACCTATTGCTCCCGTATGCGCGCGTCGTGTCAATCAATGTGCTTTTTCTTCGTTACCATCGCTATTATCCTTAACAGATTCCAACACTTCGTGCTTAACTTCTTCAGCTACAACATCGATAACATCTGCATTATTAGCCAGCAATTCGTGAGCTTGAGCGTGCAGATCTTGCACACTTATGTTAACATTCACGTCCCTTTGACGCACGTCATACACTGGAGATAGCTTCGATGCTATCCACTTATCCGTATCAACCTGTAATCTTGCAACGTTCACAGAGCCGATATCAGCCGCCTGTGCAGTGTCTACGGCTCTGTTGGCGTAGAAATGCGCTGACGCGTGCATAGCCTCCTCGTAACGCCCTCTGCGTCCCTCATGGCTATCTAACCACTTATAGAAGGCTCGCCATCCCATCCCCATCTCTGAAATGAAAGAACGAACTGTCATTCCATTTGAGATCCTATCAAAGATTTCTTCCTCGCCAATCGTTTCCAATTGCTTAACTCGTTTTCTCATAATTGCACCCATTATTCTTCTCCTTCTGTTTTAATCATAAATTCGCCACCCAAAGCAGCGTAACCAATCTTATCTTGCCAAGAATCTTCGTGGCTAATTGTTTCTAGCAACCTGGATGTCTTAAGCCAATCCATCATTAAAACCACGTGACCCTCGTTAATGTCTCCATCAACTGAGTTTAATATAATATTCCAGCCTTGTGCAATTCGCGTGTGGTTTAACTTTGCATCGCCATAAACATTAGCCCGGTCAACATTAATCTTTTTACCAGCTTCTGTTAGTAAATCGTTACGTTTCATTGTTTCTCCCTAAAATGGTATCTCGTCTTCATTATAAACTGTCTTACCTTTTACCGTAATGTTTTTAATCTTTGCATCTGGAAAGCTTTCGATTGCTGTCTTCAGAAAATGTGCAGCGTTACTCGCTTTTATAATTCTTGCCACGTCTTCCCAATCGTAAACTATCCAGGTCGGATATTTCTCACGCAACTCTTTAGCTTGAGACATTGCAACGCAAATTATATCTCCGTCAATTTCAATGGCGTAACAATGTTTTGGCAATGGCTCGTGACCGTTCTTAATTGCGTTCCTCTCTAACACGTCCCAACCCTTAATTAATTCCAACGCAATCTTGTTAACTTTGATGACATCTTCCGCTTCGACAGCTTCCCCCAAATTCTCGTAAGCTTGGCGAAACATTCCAGCTAATTCTGGCTGCACATTTGACGGCAAAGTATCGCCCCAAATTAGCATCTTTTCTCGTGCCTTTTTATCCAGCGGTTCGAGCTGTCCCCAGATCGATGCCGGAATAGGTTTACTGTCTTCGCCAGTCGCATCAAAAGTCTTTCGATCTTTTATTTTCTGTGCTGTGTATTTTCTCTTAGCCAATGTAAAATCTCCTCATTGTTTCCTCACCTTGAATTTTCCAAAATCATCGCATTTACTCACCTCCTCACCCCCCACACCCCTATGAAGGGGTGAGGAGGTGAGGAAGCAGTGACCATTTTCCGCTAAGTGAGGAGAATCTCCTCACCCAGAAAGGAGACATATTTATCACACTATCACCCTCCTGCTTCCGACACATTTATCCATTCTCCCACAAAAATAGCTGCCACTTCTCTGCCCTGACGCTTATCCAAATACTGCTCATTTTTGAGTACATTTGTATCAATCCACTGCTTTAATATGGCTGAAATTCGGCTCTTATCTGCCCTCTTTTTTATGTCTAATTTTAGCACTTCTGCGACCGCTAAACCGACCCAATGTTTAGCCTGGGAGGACGCTCTAAATGGCTCAGTTTGGGCTGCTGTATCGACTAATTGTTGCACTTCCATAGCGTTTCTGGTGGTGATTCCGTCGAATAAATCGGGCAATTTATAAGGCGTTGCGACGCCTACATATTCCCCATTTGCGATTTTGCAGCCTATCATTTTTCTGTATACGGCTTTGTTTGAGGGCGGTGCAAGGTTTGCTTTTCCGTCATCGCACCGGAATATTCCTAGCGAATCCTCCTCCTGCACACCCAATTTCATGGCTTCCTCTGAGGATATTTTATTAATAACTCTGGCTGCACGTGCGGCTCCTATTAGCGATCCAGCACCTCGAACTGAGTCTACATTTGCCTCTTCCCCGTTGCCTTTTCTGATGTGGTGGACCAATCCAATCGCGCAGCTTGTCTCATCTGCCACACTTCTTATCTGAGTTAGCACGGTATTTATGGCCACGTTATCGTTTTCCGACACCGAATGTGCTCCGACAAATGGATCAATAAATACGCATCCAATGTCTCTCCGGGGTATTTCTTGGATGAGGTGCTCAACTAGAGCTTGGTTGGGGATAACGCCGTCGCGTGTCTGCGTTGCGAATGAAAGCTGGAAATCACGCCCTGCATCGAGGAATAATCTGCCCCTAATTTCTTCTGGCTTTATGTTATAGTGGCCCATCGCTGCTAATATTTTTCGTTGCATTTCCTCAATTGGGTCCTCCAGGTTAACGATCCAGACGTTTGATTGCTCGTGTACTTCCTCACCGAGAAGGTTTTTCCCGGTACAAATTGCAAGTGCCTCCACTATTTGTAGTGACGTTTTACCAACTCCTCCAGCCGATGCCAGCACGGAAACAAAGCTCCTGAGATAATGTTTGTCGTAAACCCACCTCCTTCGAGGTAGCAGCATTTCGTTAAACATTGTGTATTCGGTTGGCCAGTCACTATCGCTGAGATCAACTGGGTTTGATATGTCTGGAACCTTTATAAGCTCGGCATTTTGTATGGCTTCGTTTAACTTATCTGAGCCAAACTTGATTAAATAATCATTTGCGTCCAGAGTTTCCGGGTCTAGCTTGCCAAATGCAACCGATGCAATTGTTATATCGTTGCTATATTTTAAATTTTCAGACGTTTTTTCCACGTTTAAGTCTGGATCTGCACATATAATTATGTGTGATTTTCGGGGTGCTACAAATGTAGACATCCCAGCTTTGCCAAATGTACACACGACATTCGCTGCTTTGCCAACCACTTGCATCACCGACAGCGCGTCTTCCGGACCCTCCGTTAATATAAACGGCAGCTCCGTATTAAACTTTGCGTGCATTGAGCTGCCAGAAATAACACCTCGGCTGTACTTTGACACGTCTTTGTGGGTGCGTTTCTTGCCCTCAACGTCAATTAATACCGACTGAACGCCCGTTATATCGCCGTTCATATCTAATGCCGGGAAGATTAATGCCGGGCCTCCGTAAACATTTGGGCTGAACTTGGCTGACTTTGTAGCCGTTCTCGCATTTATCGCTCGACTATTTAAATATAAAATTGCTGGACGCACTGCGTCCTTGTTTTTTGGCGATATCTCAATGCAGCCATCCCATATCGCCTGCGCTTTTGTTATTTTATCTTTGCGGCTTTCAGCGTCGTTCTCTATTAGATTTTTCTTAACCAAGCGTTGTATGAGCTTAGTCATCTCGGAGGCTTCATATGGAGCCTGCTCAGAGCCTGTAAGCTCCTTTGGGCTTTGTAGGCCACGTGAGAAACCGCTACCCATGGTAGATTTAATCTCAATGTCGTTTAGGCCAATGGCTTTTGCTGCTGTAGATATGTCTGACAGAGCTGCATCTACGTCCACGCCCTCAAAATGTGAGTGCCTGCCTATAGAAAATGCGGCTTTGTTTAAAATTTCATTACGCTGACCTGGTGCAGAGAGTGCGATTTCGCTAACGCAATTCTCTTTGACCTTGGTAAAATATTGTATACTCATAAATGTCTTCCCCAAATTTAGTGAAGCCACCGCCCTAAAGCGGTGGCCATACGCTTATTTAAAGTCGTCGAAACTTACTTCTGCTTCAACAGCTTTCGCCTCTTTGGGCGGCTGCGCGTTTGATTTGGGGTCTGTATCCCAGTCGTTTATGGTAAACCCAAGGTCGTACGACGTGCCTTTGCCAACCTTAATAGGTGTAGATGCACTAACTTTGACAATTGGGACTTTACTTTTAAACTCTGGGTGTTTCTCTGCTTGATTGTATAGTTTGGCAATAAACTGACCTCCCCAAAACGTATTGTTGGAAAACACTGCCTCAACGCCATTATAAAAGCACGTTACCTCAAAACCCTGCTTGTAATCGTCTGCCGGCTTTGGCGATGGGCTGGACGTTGATTCCCACTCAACCCAATCTCTTATTCCAACGTCGATCTTTAGCCACCCAAACTTTACGTTTTTTATGTCAATCGATATACCTTTTGACATGTCAACCTTTGTCTCTTCATCGCCAGTTTTAAGAGTCCACGTATTTGATGGCGCGTGGACTCTGACATATGAGAATGTTTGATTTTCTGTATTTCCAAATTCTATTGGCATTTGTTGTATCCTTTTTTATAATGATTTTGTGAATTTGAACGACCACCTGGGTATTTGAAGTGTAGTTTGCTCTCCAAATCCAGTTGGGTATTCGCCTGATATTTTAGCACTGGCCATCTTTTCCAGTGCATAATTTACGGCTGCGCGACCTTCTATTAATGAAGTTTCATCCAGTTCGTAAATTCCTGTAGCAAATGGTGCTACTTTTTCAACGGCCACAAAGATAAAGCGGTCGATCTCGTAACCCTCTGTCTCCATAACACGTCGGTAAAATGCTTCTTGTATGTGATATCCAAAATTAGCGCACGACTTGCCAAAACCTTCGGGCGATGCATCAATAGTTGTCTTTAAGTCTATTATGGCACTAATGTCCTTACGCCAGGCATCTGGCCTACACCTCACCTCTATTTTGTGATCTGGGTCCGTATTAAACACGGATGCCTCCACAACTAAATCTCCGCTGAGTAAATTTTTTACTTGGGTGTTTGATCTCACAGAGTCAGCTATTTTCTGAACGTGCTGATAATCTGGCTCTGTTAATACGACTGCCCCGTTTGCGTGGGCCTCAATCTTAGCGTCTTCCCACGCCTTGCCACGACGTGTAGCCGGGCCACATATCACTAAGTTCTTATTATCTGGCTCTAATACGAGCGTGTGGGTAGCCGTTCCAATTTCCATCGCAATAGATTGCTTTATCTCACCGTATTTCCAGTGGCCCAAGCTTTTTTGTGCAACCGTTTTAACGGCTGACGCGCTTATAGCTTCCGATTGGTGGTATTCTTCGTTACTCATATCCAATTTAATCACGTTGATTACTCCCATATTTGGCAATTAATAGGCTTTCCGCCCGATGCTCATCTTTTTTACGTTTTAGCTGATTGGCTAATTGAGGGTAATTACGTATGGCCAATAGACGTGCAGCGTCTTTATCTTTTGGTAAATGATAGAATTTTTTCCACTGAACGGGTCTAACTAGGGTATATGGTATCAGTGATAACGCCACACACGTTTGAACCTGGCCAAATGCTAATCCCAATTTAAACATCGAAACAACACCTTGGCGTGGCATTGCCTGTTGCTTTTCTATATAAATATGTTTGATTTTTACTGACGTGAGGATGTCTAACAATGCGTGGACATCAACTCCACCCTCAGTAAAGATTGGTAAATCGTGGGTCTCTGCAAATCCGTCGGACACAACAGAGACTCCGCCAGTACGATACCCCGGATCAATGCCGCAGATCAATTAGTTTCACCGTCTGTCGAAAGTTTAATGCCCTTTACTTTTAGGTATTCGCGCATTGCAGCTTCGGCAATCGAGGCCATTGGGATGCGATCTCGTATGCTGAGTAACTTTACTCCGTCCAAAACCTCTCCACGTATTCTCCAACCGATTTGCCTGACATCAGAATTTTCCAACTTTTTGTCAAAATAATCCTTTAGATCCATCTTATCTATTGTTTTCATTTTACTTCTCCATTGTTACTAAGGTGTGGCCACCTTTTTGTTTGAGCGTGGGTGCGTCCCAATCCGTTACACGCAAAACATTCCTCCCAACTAACATCACCAGTGTTGAATGGATTAGGCTCTAACGTCCACCCTTTGCCATCGCAAGTAACACACACGATAGGCGATGGAACCTTACTTAAGTTTAGCATTTTGCGTCTCCTTTATTGCTCTTGCAATATTCCCAATACAATTATTTTTATTCTCTCTGGGCTTAATCGCTCTTTGTTAATCGCCATAAGTTAATACTTCCTACAAATATGTTGGCGTTAAGTAACTAAAAATAAATCTGGCATTGAGTATTTAATTTGTTGCTTTGCTATATTAAAATAATCAGAATTAATTTCTATTCCTACAAAGCCCAGTCCAGCTTTTACGCTCTCTACCCCAGTTGTTCCTAAACCCATAAAAGGATCGCACACAACGTCTCCTTTTCCCCCAAAATTATCCAAAATAAACCTTGCCGCTTCTGGATGCATGACGGCTCTATGAATTTTTTTGTGTGGGTTTGATGAGTAAACAGGTGTTGTAAAGTGGTTTAAAGTATATGTTTTATTAGCTTTAAGAGATTTGTTATTTTTAGACAAAACTAAAATGTACTCGTATGCATTAATCAAATATGGGTTTGGCATAGGATTGGACTTTCTCCAAATCAACACTTCAATTATTTGCTCAGAAAAAATACCCATAATTTTGTGTACATCTTTTTTATTATAACTGTTTTTTTGAATGTTGTAGAACACGTTTCCATTACAAATACGCAAACAATCATTAATAGATGTCTCTAAAAATTTAACGTAATTGCTAACAATATCGGTATGATTGTTATATTTATCATTTCTTTTTCTGTTATATGGAGGTGAAGTAACCACCATATCGATTGAATCTGTTTTAATTTCTTTGATTTTATCAAAGCAATCTCCCAACATTAAATTAATCATTATCACAATAATCCTGTGAGATGGCCCAATAAAAACCATGACCCATATAAAATTATAAAAAATAAAACTGTTGCAACGCCATCTTTAATCCATTCAAGCATTTCAATAACCTCCCTTGGCTCTTAGTAATGTTCGTTTATACGCCCACATTTTAGACTTTGCGTCGTTCACAATGCGTTTGTCGTTAGACTCTTGTAACGTGCGTGCGTGGCGATCAATCTGAACTTGGAGCCAATCTTTCAATTCACTTAGCCTCATTTTCCATTACCTCCCTCAGTAAACCTGCCATGATTTTAACGACCAATTCCCTGTCTTGATTGGTGTATCGCTCGCTAATATAATCGTAAGTCAATATCATTAACTTGATACGTGATTGCAATGGTGCTTTGACCTCAGTGTTAAATAGCATTATGCAACCCTCTGTGGTTTTTTAATACACGCTTAATGAGTGTGTGAGCATCTTCGTTACGCCCTCTCAAGAGCATATCATATGCCCAAGCCAAATTACTCATATCGTTCTTATCTAAATTTCCCTCAATAGTTGTTTCTGCTATGTTTGTAGCAATAGGCTCTGGGGTTGTAGTGACTTTAAATTTTACGGCCAATTGATTAACCTCATTTCTCAACCCTTTAATTAATTCTTGAGCCTCAAGTTGTGTGTATTCGTATTGACCTTTTCGAGATAAATTGCCCAACAATTTAATTGACTTGTGAGCTTTGGGTAAACGGCTATCGAGCAACCGCTTAAATGTTTCTCTCTTAATGTTGTCCATTATGTCTCTCCCTTGTTTGTCCATGCATTACAGATAAAACATCGCTTAACGTATTGCAAGCTTAAAGCAAGCATTTTGTTAATATAATTATATATGTGATAAAAAAACCCACCCAGCTTTCACTGAGTGGGTAGGGAGGAGGACATTATGTATAAATAATACGAATGTACCTATATTCTATTTTAAAAATATCATACAATCAACACTTAATTGACAATTCGAGCTAAAGCGTTCACTATCCAGAAATATATTTAGGAGAGATATTATGGATGATAAAACACAAGAATTAGTTGCAGAGCTTAAAATAGCTTGGCGTAGTCAAAATCCAGGTGCTGTAAGGCGCATATGTGAAGAAGCTGCAAGCAAAATCATTGAGTTAGACGCACTTGTACCCACTAAAAAGAAAAAACTAGAGCGCGTTTAGTTAAGTAACCCTTTTAGAAAACCTGCGTATGGGTTTGTATTAATAAAACTATTGTCTTCTCGCTGTTTACCTCCAACAACTCTGCCCATTGCTGGAAAACTTTGCTCTAACAATCTGGACATTCCGCCAGTAATTTCAGCGTCTTTTCTGCCTTTTTCTCCAAAAGATTTTAACAGCCCAAGCTGGCTATTTAAACCTTTAACTGTGCGTGGCTCTCCCAACATTTTAGCTAACGCAATTTGAGCATCTTTTTGGCGTGTTAAATCTGGTTCACTTCCAGCTTGTCCTATTCTTTTTAAAATACCTCTAGCGTCCATGTCTACTATTGTCTTTTTATTTGTTGGATCTAAGTTTCCTATCATTTTATTATACGCATTTCTTGAAAAAGTAGCGGAACCTTTTTTAATATGAGAAACTAACAGCAGTGGATTTGTTGATTTTTCAAAAGCTGCAAATATTTTTTCTGCATCTGCATCACCAAGAACAAGTTTTAATTTCTTTCTCATTGACTCGGAAGACGTGCTTTTAACTATTTCAGCAGCTTGCAAAGCACTTTCCGCATCTGTCCCTGCTAACCTGGTTTTGACGTTACTAGCCATTTCATCAAATTTGTTTCTAACAGCTTGCTTTAGTGCGTCACGTTGCCCTGCACTCATACCTGAGATTGCAAGTTGAAAATCGTCAAAAGTTAACGAAGGTTTAAATATCATAGATCCTAAATCTACTGCTAATTGTCGCTCAATGTTGTCCTTACCAGAACTCCTAGCTAATTTGTAAGATGGATTAATGTTATCAAGTTCTTTTCTAATTTCTGCTGACATATTAGCGTAGCTATTTTTTAGAGTAGGGTTGTCTGTAAGTGCTCTACTTTTACCAAATAGATCACGCGTAATCATATCTAGTTGCTCCATAGTAGGCTTAGATATTGCATTAGTTTGCATAATTCCTTCACTGTTTTGGGATTGGTATACATACCAACCATCGTCTAATGCTACTACCGCTTCATCGCTCATGTTCTCTTTAATTTTAATTGGTGCAACACCTTCGAGCTTAGAAACTTTATTTGATGACGTTATATCTTCTGGACTTAATTTTTGCATTAATTGCTTTAAGTTATTTGAAGCTGTTGTATTCCAAGGTATAGAAACCTTATACGCTTCATTATATAAATTTTTTCTGTTTTGAGATGTAGAAGACGATATATTTAATTTTTGACTAGCTTTTCCTCCGTCAGCCCCACCCATAATAACGTCTAATTCTTTGTTAAGGTTTTCCCCAGCTTTTTTAGCGTTTGATTCTAGCTGGTCAATTATTATTTTTTTACCGGGTCCAGGAGAATTTGCTATAGTGTCTGCCACGTCCATTGTTTCTCTTGAAAGTCCTGCAATAGTATTAAGTTCACCAGCAGCTTTATTAGATACCACAGAACTAGAAACTATTTCATCAACAACTTCCGCTGCATCTTTATTTAATTCTGTTTTACTTACTAAAGATGATTGTGATTTTGGGAAAAAATCTCTTATTTTAGTTAGTAATGGTTTTGAAAAATGTGCAAATGATGGTCCTAAAATTCCAAAACCACCTGCAAAACCACCTTGCAAAGCTCCGCGCTGAATAGCATTTTTCTTTCTTTGCTCAAAAGAATCAGCGTCTTCCATTGCACCTTGAAAAGCACCTTCTCCTGCCCACCCAATGCCAGAACCTAGTGCTCCAAGTGTTGATCTTTTAAGTATAGACGAGCCAGCCATTCTTAATGCGTTTGGCAAAAGAGCACTTACTGCTGGTACTGCTGTTCCAACCGCCCCAGCAAACCTTAATGTGTTAGAAGTTTTAGGGTATACTTCTTGCATTGCTTTTCTATTAAGTCTTATATTTTCACCTACATTAGTGTCAAAACCAAGCTTATCAGAAACAAACTGAGCTGCCCTGGGAATACCTTCGCCAACAACAAATGCATTTTCGGTAAGTTTATTTAAAGTTGAAAGTCCAGTGGGTGCTTGATCAATAACGTCTTTGTAAAAACTTTTTTTAGAAACTTCACCAGCGTTTCCATTTTCTTTTAAAATTTTAGAAATTGTTGCTAAATCAGTAGTTGCGTAACCATCTCCAGATAAATACGTTTTAACTCCATTTTTTTCTACTATTTTTCCACCGTCGTCCATATATTTAATATTGCCGTAAGTTCCGTCCATTACCTCTTTTGCCGAACCTACGCCATACTTTTGCTCAAAGTCGGCAACAAGGTCTGGATTATTGTTTAGCCATTTTTTAGCATTTTCTATATTTTTTACTTGTTCGACCATTTTAATTACCTTTATTTTTATAAGTCAGGAACTTCAATTTTTTCTGGTAGCATAAATTCACCACGGTAAGCCAAATTTGTTTTTTGCAATAAAGTTAAAGATATATCGCGTAACTCCATTAAAGCTTGTTTTTTAAGTTTTGCGGATGAACTGGAATTGAATTTTACTAAAGCTTTTGTTGCAGCATCGCCTTCTTTTTCTGTTATCTGTCCACCGCCCTTTAAGCCTTGGAAAGCTTGTAGAAACAATTTACCGTTAACTTGTTCAAATGCTTGTTGTAACGCATTTGCGTCTGCCCCTAAAACTCCTATACCAGCCAGAAAACCTTTAAAACCACCACCTACACCAGAAATAACTTCTAATTCTTCATTAGGTACTGCTAATATATCATCAATCGCATCAATAAGAGATCCACTGGTTTGCAATGCTATTGTATCAGTTTTCAACTCTTCTTTTTGTTCTTTAATTCTGTCTGAAAGTTGAATCATAACTGGAGCCAAAGCTGGATTAGTTATTGCTCCATTCATCATGTTTTGCATTATTTTATCGTAATTAGCCATAACTTCCGGTACGCTAAATAATGTTCCGTCGGCTTTTAAAGTAGGATTTGTGTTCATTGTAGAAAAAAGAAGATTATTTCTTTCCCTAGACGCTTTCTCAGCTTCAACTTTTCTACGTTGATCTGCTCGATCGGTAAAATCACGCATCAGATTGTTAAGAGCGTTACCCTCCCGACCCTGGAGTGCAGCACCAGCGTCACGCAATCCAGCAAATGCCATCATACGTTTCTGAGTTTTACTAAGAGACTCGTACATGCCAGGCTTTTGAACTGGTGTTGAAGCTGGAGGAGGAGGAATCTCGTTAACAACAGCTTCGTTGACAGTGTTTGATATGGACCCACCTTCTCCTGCCGACCCATCACGTACAGTTTCGCCAGTAGTATTTAATAAGCCAGACGGTAATTCCTCAACAACTGGACGTAAACGTGGTCTAAGTTGTTCCTCGTTTAATTGATTTTGGTTTTGCTGTCTTAACGCTCCATACATGTCCTGCATGTTCATTAATCCTAACTTGCCTGACTCGTTGTTGCTTTCCGCGTTTAATTGATTTTGGTTTTGCTGTCTTAACGCTCCATACATATCTTGCATACTCCTTGAACCTAACACGCCAGACTGGTTGTTGCTTTTTGCGTTAAATTCTTGCTCGGCTCGTAAAGCATTTTTAGCATTTATTGCATCCATAGCACTAGAAGTTTCCC